GCTTGTCAATAAGCTTACCGCCTACGTTTAAAAGTGCATCTAGTGCGAACATCAATTACCCCTTTTGGTTAGCATGGCGCTGGCGATCTCCAGCATGAATTTTACTTGTTGAATGTCTGTCGGTGGCTCTGCCCACCCGACCGTGACCTGTCCAACAAAGCGGTGGCTGTCTGGTGGTACGCTGACCCGGCAAGTAAACGTCACGCCCTTCTCCAAGTACCACAGGCCCACTTCAGACTGTGCGTAGCGGTAGTCGCCGCACGGTATCTCGTTGGTCATCAACTTGATCACATCTGCGTTATTGGCAGAGTTTTGGCTGAACAGCCCCACATCAATGTCTTCAATCGTCTTGTCGCGCCCGTCCTTGGTGTACGCCTTGTACAGCACCCGGCTGTTGAACAGCGGGTTGACCTTGAACACCGCAACGACCGTGGCCCCTGTCTTTTTGAGCAGCATGGAACTGGCATCATCGGCTCGTGCTGTGTTGATCTCAGGCAGCTTTTTGGATTCCTTGTACGCATCAAACATGAACTCTTGGTTTTGCCAAAGGAAGTACCCGGCAAAGGCCACCACGCCCATGATAAGGATAGCGAACAGCTTGAACGGCGAGTCCACATAGGACAGCACTTTGTCAATGATGGACTCAGGCTTTTCGCTCATCTCAGGTGCTTCATGTAAAGAACAATGCCGCCTACCAGAAGGCCAGCAAGGACGATTACTCCCAATCCGATGGCGATGTACTCAGCCATGTCTTCAAGCTGCCGCTGTCGCCTCTTTGCTTCTCTGGCGGCTTCTTCCTTGGCTTCCCTGCGCTTACGGGCAGCAGCGGCTTGGAACTTCTGCCAATCGCCCCACATGCCCGGTCTGCCTTCGTAGACCATCCTCTCGCGCAGTTCCACTTCTTGCGCGTTCAGTTGCTCCAACGCCATGAATTCTTCCATGTCGGAGCCGCCGCCCTTTTTGGTGGCTCTTTCTTGGATCGCTGCTTTGTTGTCAAAGTAGTCAAACACCCGTGAGCCGAGCGCAGACAGTTCTTTGCCGTTGGCTAGAGCGCCTTTGATGACTGCAAAAGCAGCGTTAGCAGCAGCAAGTTCGGCAATCATCGCAGCACCTCAACAAATACTTTGGCGCACCAGACCACCAGCCCACAAAGGAGGGCCGCAGCGATGAAGCTAACGGCCCAATCTTTCACAACAGCATCTTTTTCAAAAGTTCAGCAGCAAAGCCGGGGCCGAGTAGCGTCACCGCGATCAGGGCATACAAGATGTACTCAATCCTGCTCATGCGCTTGGAGCCGTTCTCGAAAGACTTCTGAATAGACAGGTAGCGTTCCGCACACACCGCTTCATGGGTGCTCAACTTTGCATCGGTTTCGTCAATCTGAGCCATCAGTCAGTACCGCCTACGGCTTCGTCAGGCTTTGCTGCTTGCTCTTGAATCTTGACGATCAAGGGCCACACACCTGACTTGGCTGGCATCTCACCCAAGACCTGCAAGATGAATTGCACTTCGTTTGGCTCAAGGTTCAAGTTCATGCTGCGCTCCAAGGAGTTCCAGTGGCTGTCACAGGGTTCTTCTGCAACTCAATGTTTTGAGCCAGAGCAGCTTCGGTGGCTGTCTTGTCCACGCCGTTTGCCCAGCACCAGTCCAGCACTTCTTGCATGGTTACATCGGCGTAGGGGATGCTTGGTTCAGCAGCGGCAAAGCTGCAAGTGGAATAGATGGAGGCTGTGTAGTCTCCGTCAACTGCTGTAGCAGTCCAGTGGGCTGTGGTGATGAAGCCGTTGGAGACTTCGTAGTTGGTGGTTGTGATTGTCCAAGTGGTAGTCATGATGAGTCCTTTCGGGGGTTAAAGATTGGCGGCATCCAAACGTGCCTTGAGTGAGTTGATGAGGGCTTGTTGTTCTTGGATAGCTTTGACAAGAGTAGGTATCAATGTTTCGTGGTTGATGTTCTTGTACTCAATACCATCTTCCCCAGCTTTTGTTGCTCCAACACATTCAGGAAAAACTGTTTCAAATTCTTGAGCAATAAAACCAGCAACATCTTTTTTGTCTTGACCTTTGCCTTCTTTCCAGTCAAAGCGGCGAGGTTTAAGTGCCATAATTGAATCAAGACCAGTCTCAAGATCACGCACATTTTCTTTAAGGCGCTGGTCTGAAATAGCGGAAATTACAATGGATGTAGCAAAAATAGTGCCGCCATAGCCAACATAAAACCGATAAGCCGCCGCACCTGTGGAGTACAGTGAGTAACTTACATTTGCGTCAGTTGATACAGAACCTACAGTCGCAAGCCAAGGAGCTGTTACGCTGGTGTTGATTTTATGGCCAACGCCGCTTGTTTCTGCACTGCTCGTACTCCCCACCAGCAAGTTACCGCTGGAGTCAATACGGGCGCGTTCTGTTGAGCTACCGCCAGTTGGTTTTGTATAAAACGCAAGTGTTCCAGTATCGGCATTAGCAGTTGAAATAGCATTTATAGACGCCGTTTCAGTCAATGTTCCAGCGTTACTATGCCTAAACGCAATTTGGTTCCCAACCGCTCCAGTATTGTTTCTGTCTAAACGAAGCATATCGCCATTGTTAGCAAACACATGAAGCGGTGCAGCAGGAGAACTCGTCCCAATACCGAGGTTGCCGGAGGAGTCGAGGATCATTCTGTTTGTCGGGCCAGAACCATCTCGGAAATAATGCGTATTGGCATCGTAATAATTAACGGATGTTCCGTTAAAACCAATACGAAGTTGAGCAAGCGTAGAACTTGCCCCGCTGACAACGTGCAGTTTTGAATCAGGCGAACTCGTCCCAATACCTAGGTTGCCGGAGGAGTCGATGGTGGCTCTAAGCAATCCTGAAGTTTGGAAGTTAAGCGCTCCTGCTTCTTCGTTTGAAATAGTAGCGTTTGCACCGTTCAGGTAAATCAGCAGACCATCTGCGGCAGTTGAGCCTGAAGTGGAGTTTGCAAGCTGGAGAATCGGCAGTGAAGCCTTATAAAGTGTTGCAAGGTAGTTTGGCGAAGTCGTCCCAATACCGAGGTTGCCGGAGGAGTCGAGGCGCATAACTTCTGATGGCCCAGCTCCCGTATTAAATTGAATAACTCCAGTTCCACTCGTGCTTAGAGAAAGACGCCCCGGCGCGGTTGCGTGAGTTGATCCAAACATAATTACGTTTGCACCAGTTGCAGCAGGATTACCACCTGCAATACGCATATAACTGGAGTCAGAATTACGGTAAACCTCTGCGCCAAGAATTACATTGCCGTTGACTTCCAGTTTTGCCGTTGGGCTGCTGTTGCCAATACCCAGACCTGTGCTGGTCAGGCGCATTTGTTCAGTGCCAGATGCGCCAAGACTCCAGATATGAGCAGTTCCGTCAGCCAAAAGTCTGTAACGGTTTTGGAAAGTTCCGTCAGATACCCTGGAGGAAATTGTCAGGCCCATCCCCGAGGCAGCGCCACTAACGTAGTCGGCCTGGAATCTTAAAATCTGCGGAAAAGGCCAATCGTTGCGGCCTTGAAATTGAAAAAATGGATTGGCGGTAGATGTGCCACTACTTGATCCAATAGACGTAGTGCCGCTGGTAAAAGATGTGGCTCCAGATTGATTAAGCGCTCTAAGCAGGCTTATACCGTTAGTGTCATCGTAAGTGAAAAAACTGCTACTTGACAAAACTTTGCTGCCGTTAAGGAAGGCCACGCCGTTGGCTTCTCCGGCAGACAAAGTAACAGTGCCAGAAGCAGTCAGGTCAGTGAAGTTACCCGCTGCGCCGCCCTCAACCCGCTGCCAGGCCGTGCCGTTAAACGTAGCCCAGTCACCCACCCCCCAGTTGCTGATGCCGTCCAAGGTCGTGGTGCCTGCGACCGACACGATGTAAAAGCTGTTCGCTGTACCAACACCAGATGCCAGCGCGGGCGTGTTGGTGCTTGCGTTCCAAGTGCCTTTGTAGACCAAAGCCGATGAGATCAGATTGATCTGGTTTTGCAGGCTGGTCAGCGTGTCCAGCACGCCTTGGCTGGTGCCGCCGCCGTTGGTGATGACCTTGATTTTCTCGGCCAGATCAGGCGCTACCACTTCACCCACGTTCAGCGATCGGCCATCAGACAGGTTGATGACCAGCGAGCCATCAAAATCAATAAACGCATTGGTGACCGATACGCCGTCCTCACCGTCACTGCCGTCCATGCCGCGTGCGCCGTCCATGCCGCGTGGGCCTGGCGTACCGTCTTTACCATTACGACCGTCCTTGCCGTCGCGCCCGTCCTTGCCGTCGATGCCGTTGCGGCCATCTTTGATGGTGGACACACGCTTTTCAATCACCGTGGTCACACCGTCGTACTTCTCACGGATGTCGTTGTCGATTTTCTTGAGCGCCTGGATGACCAACTGCACGTTGCCCGCAACTTTGCGCTTTTGCATCTTCTCTACGCTTAACATGAAGTCATCAACTTCACTCAACACATTGTCCGCCAAATCGTCAATGTTTGAGTTATTGAAAATTTTATCGATTGCCATTTGTAAGCTCCATGTTCAAAGTTTCGAGGAAGTCATTTTCCGCGTCCACAACATTGTTCTTTGCATTGTTCATCTGCAACTCAACAATCTTGCTCTTGTTCTTGATGTCCGCTTCCTTGAGCATCAGCTCCGCGATCTTAACCCGCTTGTCAAACTCGTTGGACTCGTTGCCCGCTGGCAGGTTCTTGGTGGTCGATGCGATCACCTTGGCCTGGACCTCTTGCGGCATCAGTTGCGCCTCGGTCATCAGCTTGGTCGCCTCTGCCCGGTTCTGCTCGGCCTGCGTGGTGTTGACCGCGATCTGTGCCTGCGCTGCTTGCATCGCCAGTTGCTGCTGCGCCTCTTGCATTTGCTGCGCCTTTGGATCGGGCTGGCTCATCTGGTCGAGTGCTGACATCAACTCGTAGCGGTTGGTCAGGCTGGAGTTGTTCAAGATGCCCTTCAAGATCAGCGGCAGCACCGGGGTGTTTGGCCCCAATGTTTGCAACAGACCAATGAACTGCTGCTGCTCGTACTCGCGGGCGATGATGCCCAGCGTTGCCGTCGGCAAGAAGCGCATGTCCACGCTCGGGTAACGCTCGGGGTCGAACTGCATGTACCTGAACGCCGCTTTTTGGATGAACGGGATCAGGAAGTCTTCTTGGAAGTTCACCAGCGTGCGCTTGTACTTCTTGATGATGGTGGCCACCGCCATGCTCATGCCCGCGCCGTCGCGGTTGCCTTGGCTCACCATGCCCTGGCTGTCCAGCGTGCCCGTGGCCTGCAACAACATGCGCTCAAACTCTTTGGCCGTGTTCAGGTTGTTCAGACTGGTCTCACCGAACTTGAACGGGTACAGAATCTCCGCCGGGTTGCCGTTGACCATGAACGCCTTGCCCGGCTTGACCTCAAACCGTGCGCCGCGTGGCAGGCGGGTGGCGTCCATGCCCATCATGGGGCTGGTCGTCAGCGCCAAGCTGTCTAAGTGTGATCTGACCTGGGCGTCAATCGCCTTTTGCATGTTGTAGGACTTCTCCACCGTGCCACGACCGAGCAATCGGTTGGGCACCGTGTCATCTTGGTAGCTGATGACCGGGCGGTCCTTCATCATGTACGGGTTTTCTTCCGCTTTCAGCAGCAGGCCGCCGTTGGCGATCACGACAATCGCCTCCACCATGTCCGAATAGTCCTCGGCAGCCGAGTCGTCGGGGAACAAAACCGCAACGTCTTCGTCTTTTGGCGTCAGGTATTCGCGGGGCACCAGGCCGTAGTACTTCAACAACAGCACTTTTTCGTCGCGGTACTGGCTCATCTCCTGCGTCGGCTCCAGATCGGTGTCCTCATACGTTGGGGTGATGTTCACCTTGCGGTAGATGCCCTTCTCGATGCCTTCGACGATCTTGTGGATACCCACATACGACTCAATCGCCACGCCCATGCAGTCGTCCACAGACGTTCCGTTGGGGTCAAACAGGAAATTCTTGGGGTTGACGGGCATGATCTTGACCGCAATCCGGCTTTTCTCGACCACACCGATGGCCGCTTGGCCCATTTGCCCTGGAATCGCCTGCGTTGCAGGCTCGAAGATCTTCTCGGTCTTGACAACGATCTCGCCGATGCCCGTGCCGTAGATTTCGGCCATCAGCTCGATCTGATCTATCGCTTTTCTGATCTTGTCCTGCTTGAAGTCCTCCATGAGCTGCGCTTTGAGCATCTCAACGTCCAACGGGTTGCCGTTTACGTCTTTCAGGTCGTCTTCGATGTCGAAAAACTCGCCCTGGCCGAAGATCGCTTCCATGATCTCCGCGTGCCGGGTCTCCACCGCCTGCTGGGTGGCCGGGGTCACGATCCTTGAACGCTCAGAATCCCGTGTTTTGTCTTCTGCCGCCCACTCACCCCGGAAAATTCGCTCGTATTCGAGGTAGTCGTCCAGAAAGTTGGTGTTGCGGTAGTCGCGCCAGCGGTCGCAATGGTCAACGACAAAGGCCGTCAGCTCTTTGTCGTTCTCTGTCGGCTCGTCGAACTCATTTTGATCCATTTTGACCCCTATGTCGGTGGCTATACCCCCGATATTACATCCATCGGCTGCCAGTCCTCGTCATCCGCGTCTTCAAAATAGCTGGTGACGGCCAACTGGTCGATGTACGACAGCGCATCCGGCAAATCGTCATGGACGCCTTGCGACGGAAACATCAAGAGCTGGTCCACAAACGTGTCCCAGTTCTCTTCGCTGTTCAGGACGATTCTACCGTGTTCAAACCGCCCCTGCAAAGACCAAATCACCCGGTCGGTCTTCTTCCGGTTGCCATGCGTCAAATCCACGATGTGACTGTACACGTTGTTCTTCCGCATCAGGTCTGACAAATACGGCAAAACCGCGTTCTTGAGCGCCCCTCTTTCGATCCCAATGCTCAGCGGCCTGTAATCGCGCATCTTCATCAGTATCTTGGCCGCCGTCTCGCGGATGTCCCAACGTCCGTGCTCGATCTCTTTCACGAACCACTTGCCGTCGTCCGTCACCTTCACCACCG